ACACGAACCGGAATGTAGATGAATTCAATTGCCTTAACAGGCTCAATTGCTACGTCTACCCAAAGCTCGTTTCTGTCAATACGTGCTGGTGTGTTATTTGATTCATCGCAAACTACGAGATAGTCATAGATACCTCTCTTAGCAACAAGATCAACCATTAGTGTTTCAACAACACCTGAAATCTCTTGTCTTGTCAATGCATCATTTGGTTCGAATACGAACGGTCTTGCTGCAAGTGTCAATTGACGACGAATGTAAGCAACAAGTCTTGCAACGTTGATTCTGTCAAGAGCAGAACTTGAGTTGAAGCTTGACTTATTACCATAGTTCAATAGTCCGTTACCAGTGAAGAATACCAATGGGTTAATCTGATTCGTGTACAGTACGTCACGAATTCCGATGTTAGTTCTCATTGAGACAAACTCACCTGTTGCACTATCGAGATATCCAATGCTTGTAGCATTGTCAATGATACCGCGACGAGTACCGGCTGGGGCGAACCAAGGGAACGCAATGTTGTCGTTACGTAGAATAGTTCTGATCATCATGTGTGATGGGGGAACTGCTACGAGATTACCTGATAGATCAGGGGCAATACCTGATGGGTAGAATAGACCCATATAAGTATCACGAGTTACAAGACCTTCTTCACCTGTTGAAGTTGCGCCTGCTGCGTTAGTTGCCCACGCTTGAATTGCAGTTGCATTCTCTGGGAGTCTCATTGGAGTATCACCAATGATAAATCCAGTCTGTCCTCTATCATTGTTGAGTACAACCATGTTAGGCTGTAGTTCAGGATAGTTCGGAGTAGCAAGCAAGTTGAATGCGTTGTCTTCATCACGTAGGGCAGAATTGGTATCAATTGCTGCTCTCAATGCTTGAACAACCATTGCTCTCTGAGCCTTACGACCCATGAACGGTGCGCCGTTCGATTGCAATCCAGAAACAGATACCCAAGTATTCTTTTCAGTAGGCAATGAAGTATCAGGGAATCTTTCTGCATTGAAATAATTCACACGATATTGCTTAACATTGTAGCCTGAACGACGAGTGTTAAACAATAGCATACCTACTGGATAAAGTTCGTCTGCTGGAGCATCAACATCTAGATAATTGCTGGTTAGCAAAGTAACGATTGATGGGATCGGATCGTCAACTGGGTCAGTTGTGCCGTTTTGTGCCCAACGTGCATCTGCAAATAGAACACCAGTTGAACTTGTCTGATCTGCATTATCAATTCTTACCCATGATCCGGCACCTTCTACAAGCTGCCAACGATTGATGATTGGATAGTTTTCAAGATCACTTGTGTCAATCCAAAGATCACCAAACGCAAGTGCAGTTCCGTCACTCTGTACGGTTGGCTCAGTAGCACTTACGATTGGTCCGTTAGTATCAGTTGTGTTTGATCCTGAAGGAAGAGGGAAACCGTTGCTGTCATAGTTGGCATTTCTATATCCTCTCCAACCTGCAGTAGTGTTGACCATAATATCAACTTGATCTACTACTGAGTAGAACCAGTTAGTGTTGTTTGCAGGAGCAGCTACGGGTGCACCTTCGTTTGCAGTCATTTCAAACTCTACCCAATTTGATAATAAAGTTGTGTACATGGCTGCTGCTTGGTTAGGTGTGCCAGAAGCCGGAGTAACTGCTAATACTTCACCTGTTCCAGGGTTCACTGCGGTTACGACAACAACCAAATCATTGGCTGGGCTTGTACCGCCTAAATCAGCTCCTGAAAAAGTTACAGTATCACCTACTAAGTAGTCGCCACCTGCATTTGGAAATGCGGTCGGATTTACATAATACTTCTGATATGCAGTCTGAACGTTGACTACCAAGCCTGCACCATCAACACTATCAGTTGATGTTTGATCTGGTTGGAAATTAACTTCATAGCTAAATCCAGTTTTAACACCTAGGGTTGAACCAGAAATAAATCCAGCGTCCTCAATTAAGCCAGAGCTAAAACCATCAACTGAACTAAAGTCGCTCATATTAATTGTTCCGCCCTGAGTGTGCGTAAGTTGAATTGCACCGGCAGAGGTAACACTTGCAGTAGTGAAC